CCATCGCCAGCAGGAAGTTGGCCTTCGCCTTGCCGCCCTTGGGAACGGAAACAACGCCGCCGATGAGAACAAGCCCATCGATGTTGGCAGAAGCGTCGTCCTCGACCCAAACATAGTACGCCACGCTCGAGCCGGTGCCGCCGCAGTCCTCGCAGGAATCGGTAACAACCGCTTCCTCGGGAGTAAGGGCGCGTCCGACAAGGTGGGTGGTGTCGTGCGCGGTCTGGGAGCCGTCAATGCCGCCGTTTGCGCCGCCGAACTTCAGCAGCGGAATGATGACATACAGCCAACCGGCGCGGGTGCCGCTGTTGTTCGCCGCGTTAACGTTGCGATAACCGGCAATCTGCGCGGTAAAATACTCGACGCGCGGGTTGAACTGGCTCGGAATTGCCGCCATCTGGGCGCGCGCCGTGCTGATGTAGTAGAACACCTTGTAGCTCTTGCCGCTGACTGCGGTGAAGCCGGAGATGGTGCCGTCCGTCGGGCTGATTTGGTACGCGGCTCCGGTCGTAGCGACGGGAGCTGCTGCGCCGACCTCCTGTACGTAGCACTCGATGGCGGTACGGGCAATACCGGCGACAGGGGTACCCTTGGTGATGTCCGCCTTGAGCGTGTTTCCGGTAGCGGTTGCAGTCGTGCAGGTCAGCACCGGAGCGCCGAAGGAAAGCTTCGCGCCGACGTTCGCGGATTTCGCCCACAGGGAGAACGCGTCGGAAGCAAAGTCAACGGAAACGTCGCAGTCGGTCGGGATGATGGTCGCAATGCCGTTGCCGAGACCGGAGCGGATGATGTTTTCGTTGTTGGAGGTGGTCACGTTGGCGGTGGAGAACTTGTCGGAATAGTAGTCCACATTGCCGGTCTTGGGGTCGAGGCACATTGCCTTACAAGTGCCCTGAAGATAAATGTTCTGGTCAGTAAAGGAAGGAAGTCCCATATAATTCAACTCCTTAATCTTGTGATGTGGTCGGAAGCGGCGGCGCAAAACCGCCGCTCTGCGTTTGTACAGCCTGTCCCTTGGTGAATTCGCCCATCGAAATGAGCCCAAGGTCATTGCTCTTGCGGTCAAACCAAGGATTCGGTGTCGGGTTTCCGCCCTTCCACTTTGTTCCCTGTAATTCCGCTGCGGTGTAGATCATGTAGTCCATTGCGCGCTTCAGTGCCGCCGCTCTCCGCTCGAACTTCAGAATTGGCCAGCGGTAAATTTCCGCCTCCTCCGTGCTTGACAGGGCGGCAACGGAGGAAACAAAAATTTCGATGCGGGCGTCCAAGGTCGGAGCGTTGTTCGACTGCATGTCGCGCTTGGACTGCACAAGTTCAGGGTTTGCCTCGTCCGCTTCGAGCTCCAAGCCGTTTTGCGCGGCAATGATTGCGCGAAGCTTCTGAAACTTGGCAGGTGTGATTTCGGCGTAAGACCCATCCGAAAGCGGAATCCGCAGTGCTTTGAGCGTTTTCCTGCCGTCGGGGGAGGGCACGATGTGAATCTGCTGCACCCGCTCGTTGATGTCCTTGCCCTGTGCAAGCCTAAAAGCCAGCGCAAGGGACAAAAGCGAACAGAAGAACAAATTGGTCGTCGGCTCTCCGCGTGCTGCAAGTGCGCTGTCCACCTCGTAATACGCTTGCAAAATCGGCATCGACATCAGTCTTACGTCCTTAAATTGCTGCTGCATAAACTCGATTGCCTGCCGCGCCACGGTAAACTCCTCGTATTCCTCCATTGTGATGGGAAAGAGCGTGGCGTTTTCAAAGGGAATCGGCTCATACCTAGCGATTGCTCGCTGAATATTCCATGGAAGTTTGTCCAATCTAACTCTCCTTCCGATGAACCAAAAATTGTTTGTAAAACAACGAAAAGAGACCCATCGGCACAGTTTCCTGTGTCAATGAGCCTCTTTGCTCTCAACGGCCGCCCCTTCGCGGCCGCAGCGCTTGGCGAAATGCTCCGTCACCGGCAAGCCGATACGGTGCCCTCGCTTTTGCTTTCCATCCAGTCGATGGACAGTTTCACGACGCGGTACAGGTGCGACCCGTCGTCACGATAGGGCTGTGACCCCGCGTCAATGTGCATTCTGCGGTCAAAATTGACCACGCCGACACCGGTAATGTTCACCCCGTGCAGTGCCGCCAGCAGTGCGCATTCCATTGCGTAGAGCTTGGAATAGGCGGTCGTTTTTGTCACTGCGTCCATCCCATAGAAGGTGCAAAGCTCAAAAATCAGCCCAATCGAAGCCTGAAAAGGGGAGTAGGGAATCACGCGCCCCACATAGCACTTCATCAGTGTCCTTGCCGTCAGCTCTGCTTGCTGCCAGTATTGCTGTGCAAACAGGCGGTAGCCCTTCGGATGCTTGGCCTTCTGCTCGTCGGTGTTCAAAACCGGCTCGTTCGCGTCAAATAAGATCGACCGCTTCTCTGCGCCGGTCGGGAGCGGCTGCGCCAAGGGATTCGCTCCGTCGTGGTAAAGATATTTCATCAGCCGGACGCGCGGTCTTGCGTTGTCGTCCACGGGAACATAGCCGTGGGCATCCTCCATATCCATCAGATAAGAAAGAATCTGATATGGAATCAGCTCCGCGCCGTCAAAGCTGTTATAGCCCTCGTTTACCTTTTCGTAGGGATAGTAGGGACTGGAAAAATCAGTCATTGGCGTTCCGTCCCTTCGATGCCGAGCGTCCGTCGTAGCCCTTCAGGTCGCTTTCGAGCTTTTTCACGCTCTCGGCCAGCTCCTGCACGCGCTCCGGGGTAACTCCGGCCTTAATAGAAGCCATGATTCTGGTGATGGGGTCGTTCATTGCCGCCAGCATCCCGCTGATCTCCGCGCTGAACTGCCGCCCCAAGGACCAGTAGTCGCCCAGCAGATCGTAGCAGCGGTTTCTAAGCTCGGAATCGCCCTTCGTCCGCTGAATCTGGCTTTCAATGTGCAGTGCCGCCCATTTGTCATACTCCGCGTCGCTCATCAGCCATGGGTCAGCCTCTGTGCTGGCAGCCTCGACCGGAACGCCGAGATAGAGCCGTAGCAAAGCCGCCAGCAGATACCGCTCCTTCATCGCCACGTTTTCCTTGTAAACGTCCGGAAGCGGCACAATGCCGTCTGCGGTGATTTGCAGCTTGTCAAAGCATCGCCCCGCACACTGTGCGATAAACGCCGCCTTTTCCTTGTGCGGCACATAGTCGCGCGTTCCCTTGAGCGCCTGAATGATATCGAACATTTGCTCCATACGTTTTTCCTCCTTTTAAGCTCTGGTATGGTCACGCTCTATTATATCTGGTCGAACCGGGCAATCTCTCGACATTTCTGTGTTCTCCCAGCGGTTTGTAATGCGGCACAGGTATTGATGTGCGCAGTAGGGGAACGGCTTGTTAGCCTCAACTAACAGCTTGCAGTATAGGCTTGCGCTTCCCGGTTTTCTCGTCGCATAGGGACAGGTGTGCTTCATCTCGCGCCGCCTCCTTAAAGCCCAAGAAGGGCAATTTCTGCGCTCACGCTCCTGCCGTTGCACATTGCCGTCACAGTCAGCGGAGTAACGCTGCCCGCCCAGCACCGGAGCATCACCGCGTTCCCTGCGACCTCGGCGCTGTAGGCGGCGTTATTTGCGCCTGTAAACGCCCATTGCACCGCCGCGTCCGTTTCCACTCCGTTCTCAAAATACGCTGCCCTGAGCGAAACAGGAACGCCGTATGCGTCCATAGAGGCAGGCGGCACGGCATCAAATGCCACAAACGGCTCCTGTGCCTCGCTCACGGTAACGCGGAACACGGTCTTGACCTCCGGATTCTGCGCGAGGGAAACCAGAATTTCCGTCGCTCCCGCAGCCGCCGCTTTGAGATTCCCGTCTCGGTCAACCGTCACAATGTCCCGGTCACGGCTTTCAAACCGGTAGTCGATAGGATGCTCCCGTGTGTTCTCTACGGTCTCGCCGTTTCTCCGCGAGGCGACCGCCAGTTTGGCTGCGTCGCCGACGTAGAGCTGCGTCGCGCCGAACACGTCGAGCGCCCAAGAGAAGGTTTTCGCTCCGGCGACGCGACGCGCCATATCATCGATGTCGTGGTTCGGTTCTCCCACGCGTACCGAGAAGCGCAGAAGCCGCACCGACGAATCGTCCTCCGTGAATTCCGTTTCAAAGTCGCTGAAGCCGCTCACGCTGTAGACTCTCGACCCCAGAATCAGCCGCGTGTTGTCGTTGATCTGCGCCGTGTATTCGTTATACTGGCAAACCACATTGAAATAGCCGGACGGCACAACAACCGCCTGCTGCGAATCCGGCGCGTTGGCGTTGGCGTGCGTCGCCTCCACGCAAATCGGCTCGCGGTGGAGGTTGCCGTAGTAGTCCAGAAAATTCCAAGTCGCGTTGCACCGGCGAAGGATGCCGCTGGCGCTCACGCTGGAAATATTGTCCGGGTTGTACGCCAGCCACCAGCTTCCCTCGACGAAAAATTTCGTACCTTGCCGGATGTAGTCGTATTCGGGGTTTGCCAGCAGAACCTCCTTGAAATCGTCAAAGGCACGCTGGATGGCGGCGGACGGACGAACCACATTTGCCATCCGCAGCTGCACGGAGATTTCCCGCAGCGGGTCATTCGGGTCAAGCCCTACCGTCTTTGCCGTGAAAAAATCCGAGGCATACTGCGCCCGCTCCTCCACAAAGGCGCGTGTCGCGTCCGAAAAATACGGATGTGCGCGGTCCTTGTACTCTGCGGGCTGGTTTCTCGAAGAAAAGCCGAGAATGCCGCCACCAGTCAGCAGCCCGTTTTTGATATTGTCCTGCAAACTCATAGCGACATCCCGTCCTTCTTGTTGTTTTTTTACTTGCCCTTGCAGCAGCTCGTCTGATCGGTGTAGCGCTTATTGATGATCGCCATCCGGATCATGTCCTCGGTCAAATTCAGGTTGCCGTTCTCGTCGCCGCGCAGCACGTTTGCGTCCACCAGCTCCTGAATATCCGGCTGTGCCCATTCGGGCATATCCTCGACGTGTTGGTAACGTACCATATTTTCCTCCTCCATTTTCTCCGCGACATCCGCGCGGAATTTGTCCATTGTGTAGCCTGTGTTGAGCGCGTCCCACAGATGCTCCGGGTCGCCGTGGTTGCTGCCGATACCTCTTGCGTGGCACTCCTTGTGCGACAGAATCACGCCGTCCTCCAGCGGATTCCAGCCGTTTTCTGCGCAGAGCTGCGCAAACAGCTCCACTGCCACACCATAGGTCGCCTTGACAAACGCGGTCGCCTTGGCGTAGTCGTTGATGTGTACCTTGTAGCCGTTCTTCGCGTCGTACCAGATGCAATCCGGCTCCGTCATCTCCACGCCGATATGCGTGTTGTTTGCGCTGCCGCCGACGTGCCATGCCCGGTAGTTCCACGGCATCGTCTGCACCACCAGCCCGTCCGCCTGCAAAACGGCATGGACGGATGCCTCTGCGTTGGAGCGGTTGAAGTTGTTGGCAATCAGCTGCGCCGACGGCTGCGGGCATCCGATGCTGTGCAGGACGGCACCCTTCGCGCCGTACCTTTGGAAATTGGTATACCGAGAATCCTGCTGTACCTCATTGGCATAGTAGCTCGGATTCTTGGTGATAAATTGCTGGACGATCTTCATTGCGTCAGCCTCCCATTTTCTTGTTGTACTGTGCCGTGGAGATGCCCAGAATCACGCCCAAGAACGTGTCAACGGCGGTGATTGTGCCGACCACCTGCTCGGCGTAGGGGAAGCCCCAAATCCCTGCCAGCGCAAAATACAGTGTTCCCAGCGCAGGCAGGAAGATCATGGCAATGTACTTCAGAATTTTGTACAGTTTATCGTTCATCATGTTTTTTCTCATCCTTTCCGGCTTTCGCCCGTAATTTATCCCTCCACAGCCGCCTTAGCGGTGCTGCAAAGCGTGCATTGCGTGGGAGTGTTCTCAACGCCGCACAGGCATTTCCCGCACACCCACTGTCCGTCGTGTCGGAACAGGAGCTTTTTCTCGTTGACCGGCCGTTTGCAGACCATGCAGCGGATCAGGTGCTCTTGCTCGTCGTAGAGGACCGTCCCGAATTGGTATTCCTTCTTCATTTTTCCGCTCCCTTCGCCCGGCTCACGACGTGACCTCCCACGTCCTTACCTCAAGATAGATTTTGTCAATAAACGAGTTGCCGCCCAGTTTTTTGTATGCTTCGTAAAGGTATACAAAGTTCTCATACTCATACTGCCGTATCTGCTGGGAATCCTTGTGCTTGTAGTAGATTCGCAGCATCTCGCTCCGTAGCAGGCATTTCGTCCCGCTCATGACCTTGCTGATGCTCACGGCGCAGGCGGTAATCGTGCTGATCAGCGCGATCAATTCGCCGATAAGGGTTAAGATTTCTCGAGCGCCCAAACGCAACGCCTCCCGTAAGTGATTTTAGATTTGCGCCGTTTCTTCGGCGACTTCGTTGGAGCCACGAACATGGGCAGCCACCTCCTGCGCAATCGGTTTCGCTGTATGCCCAGTGCCGCACAAGGCGGTCGTCGAGCTGCTGCTCATGTAAGTAGATCATTCGTCCCTTTCCATCCTTCCTTATGCCGAATACTCCGACAAGGGCTTGATTTGCGCCGCATAGATCGACCAGTTGGTTGCTGCCTTATAACTATCCACCAGTGCATCGGGAACATAGATGTAGCCTGTCCCATCCGCAATAGGAGTGGATTTAAGGGCGTCGCCAGCGCTAGTACTGTTGCTTAATTTGCAAACTGCCTCTGCGTTACTAAGCACAAGTGCAGTGAGTTTGGCACAACCCGCAAATGCCCTTCCACCAATGCTGGTTGCTTTGGGGAAGCTTAGCGTTCTGAGCTGATTGCCGCAGCCGGAAAACGCGCCTTCGTCAATATTCGTTGCCAGTGGGAAGTTTGCTGTTCTTAAATTCCAGCATCCGTCGAATGCGCTTTGTCCAATTTTCGTTGCTTGTGGACAACTCACAGAATCTAAATACTCGCTGTACTGAAATGCAGCGTTGCCAATGCTTGTTGCTTTCGGGAAACTTGCCGACCAAATATACGAGTTGAAGTAGGACGCAAATTCTCTAACATTGCTTGCGTTGCTTGTAATCATTGGGAGGTTTCCCTCAATGAACGCGTCGAGGTCGCCACCGCCGCTTTCCAGCGTGCCGACCACGCCGCCGATGCTTACGCCCTTCTTGATGTTCTCAGGAAGCATCGTCGCGGGTTTTTTTACCGTGACTGCGCTCAGGAATTTCCCGGCATCAGGGCTGACCGTCTGGTCGCCGCTCGGCATGGAAAGCTCCACGGTCTTTGCCTCGGCAGGAACTGCCGCAACCACAACGTCGCCGGTGGTGTATTTCCCCGATGCAACGGCGGTCTGCTCCGCCTCTGTCGGCGTAACCGTTTTTTCCGCTTGGGTCGCAAGCTGCATGGTCGCCTTCTTCGTCCCGGCGGCAACAAGGCCTGCGGCCTGTGTCGCCTCTGCCGTGACCTCGCCGGTCGCCGCATTGAGCGACAGGGACGGCGTAGCCTGCTCCACCGCCTGATGTGTATCCTTCGGAATGCTGTTGATTGCCTCGGCAAGGTTTGCGACTGTTTCGCTTGCGGGAAGCGTGCCGCCCTTTTCCTCCACGGCATCATAAGCCGCGCCGACCGCCGTAATGATGCGGTCAATTTCGGTCTGTACACTCATAAGTAACCTCCTCAAATAGCTGCAAGAGCCGTTTCAATTGCATCGGTGAGGCTCACCGTACCGCCGGATGTGTAGCCCGCCGCAATGGCGACGGAGGTCGTCGTCAGGCCGTCCATCGTCTTGGACACCGCGCCGTTGTTGGGCATCGTGCCCTCTACAAGAGCGCCGGAGGCACCGTGCGCCGTGGCGCCCTGCAATAGCTTATCCGGAGTTACTGTGTCGGAGGTCAAGTCCAACACAGTTTCTCCGTTGATAATCACTTTGTTCGCTGCCATAGCGGCCTCCTTCTGTTAGTGTTCGCTTGGCTGTTTAGCCGATGGTGACGGTCTGACCACCCTGCGTATTGTCCACGTAAGCCACGGGAATTGCGCTGACTGTGACCTGCGACAGGCAGTTGTAGCCCTCATCGGGAAGAATCTCCTGCGCCGCAAACGTCGGGGTGACGGTCTTGGCCTGCGGCTTCATGTCCTCAGAACCGCTCATCGAGCCCTCAACGCCGAGGATGGTCACGCCCTCGCGGATGTTCGTGGCAATGATCTTCGCCTGCTCGGTCGGGTCAATCTGCGCCTTGCCGGAGCCGTCGTGGTAGCCCATGGGGATGGCAACTGGCGTGTCGGCCTTGGTGATGTTCAGGGTCTTTGCGCCGTTGTTGGGCATCGTGCCGGTGATTTTCTGTCCGGACACATAAGCGGTCTTACCGAGCAGGATTTCCGCTGCACCGGCGGTGGCATCGCTGGTGTCTGCGTCAAAGGTGCTGGTGCCGGTGATTTGTGCACCGGATTTGTCGTGGGCGGTGTAGCCCTTGAGTAACTTGTCAGCGACTACGGTATCGGCAGTTAAGTCGATGAGCGTGGTACCGTTGGCAAGCACGACCTTGTTTACGTACTGGTTAGCCATTTGTGATTCCTCCAATAAAAATAGTTTGGCCGCCGCTAGGATTGCTCGTCCTAGAAAGGCCGATGGGATTTACCGAAACGTCCTGTGTCAGGAATTTTCCTTCCGTCGGCAGAACGGTAGGGTCGTCAAAGATGGGCGATACCTCGTAGGGGCCTTCGTAAATCGTGCCGCCGCCCGAGATCAGACCAATTTTCCCGTCCACCACGCCCAGAACCTTCCCGTTGTCCTCCTCGGTAACGGTCGGGAGCTGATTTTCTGCATAGAGCTTTTCATCTTCCCCAATTCTTACGGGGACGGTATCTTGCTCGGTCGCGGGGTCAGCCTTTACGCCGCCCAACTTGTCGCTCGTTGCCGGAGGAAGCACATAACTCGACGGCAGCCCACCGCCAAGCGTCTGGATTTCCACCGCGATTTGCTCCGGCTTTGGCTCAATTTGCGCCGGAATCGGCTGCGCGTCTGCCGTTTCGGGCGTGGACAACTGCGTCTCGCCGAATGGCGTTCGGAAGATCGTGCCGTCAACGAAGATGCATTGCCGTTTCGAGGAAAACGTCTCTCCGCTGGCCATTTGAATCTGCGCCTGATAGTAGGTTTCGCCCTGCGGCAGCGCGTAGCTCTGCGCCTGTGTCACCGGGAAAAGCCAGTACCCGCCGCTGTAGCGGAGCCGTCCGCCCGGCCAGCTTGCCGTCAGGTTGCCCAGCCCCAGCCGAACGCTGGCAACGTTTTCGTTTGTGATGGTTGTTTTCCCGCTTTTTATCAGAAACGGGATGGAATAAGCCGAGCCCTTCAGAAAAACCTCTGCCATTTCAGCACCTCCTAAATCAGTGTGACGCGCGGGGGCGCTTTCGGCATCGTGGCGACGTATGCGCAGTTTTGCTCATACTTCCGAAGCTCGTCCTCAAAGATTGCCCTGCTTTCACTGCGGCTTTTGGATGATTTATCTGTGTAGTTCGCCTCGTTCACGGTTTCAAAGCTTGCGTCGTGGATTTTCGGTGTTCTGTTCAGCCAGTCTCGGTCAAAATGCTCGTCCCACACCACCGCCACGGCCAGCGCCAGCAGCCGCTTTTGCGTCAAGGTCAGGTCTTGGAACTGCCCGTCCGTGTAAAAGTCGATGCTATAGACCACGCCGCTTGCGTCCTGCGGCGGGAACGTGATTTTGCCGCTCCCCGCGTCATAGGTTGCGTTCGGATATGCAATCGCGCCGGTTCCGTCCGGCAGGAGCATCGACACGCTCATCAGCTCAAAGCCTACCAATCCGGTAGATATTTCAACCTTCTCGCCGGTGGTGTCGTTTTCCGATACTTTCCATTCCAGCGAGGCGTATTCCGGCTCCACCAATCCGCTTTGCATGTGCTGTAGCAGCTCCGGAGGACGGCAGAGCAAAGGAAGCGCCATTGTGACATAGGCGGATTTCGCTCGGTAGAACTCTGCCGCATTGGTCGCAAGCTGCTTTCTCCACCGAATATCGTTGATAACCGTGAGCGCTGCGGTGAGAATGTCGCTCCAACTTGTCGTCACGTTGGTCACTTCCTTTGAAATAGTCTTATTTTTATGGGGGAATCGCGTAGAGTTGCTTACTTCTTCACGAGTTCCTTCGCAAAATCCTCAATGACCGGCTGCAAAAGGCCGCCCTCAACAATGTGGGTCGTCAGCGCATTTACCGCCTTTACGCGGTCAAGAGAGAGCCGGTTGTCCTTGTCCACCCGCGCCTGCGTGATTCTGCGGCACACAAAGCGCTTGTGTTCGTCGCAAAGATGGGAAACGATGTCACACAACTGCGCGGTGTCAAAGTCCAGCATGTGGTCAAATACGCGCTCAGACAGCACCTCGCCGTCCTTGTAGTCGCAGTTCCAGCGAATTCTTTCGTCCTCCGTCAGCCCGTCCACCACCAGAATGTGGCGCTTATCAATCAGGAGCCGTGCCAGCGGCGACATGAACTTGCCTCCAAACTCCTTCTTCGGGATTTCCAGATACGAATTCGGTCGCATCGCGCCGTAGCCCGGAAGCTCCAACTGGTTCTCCTTCGATACCTCTGCGATAAACAGCACGGTAACAACGCTGTCGCCGGCCGTCTGCGCGGGGAGCGGTGCGGGAGCATAATTCGCGATAGCCTGTTGGACTGCCGCCGCGATCATAGCGTCCAGCTCAGCCTTCGTGTAGGTCTTTTCTGCTGCGGGAGCCGCCGTTTCAGCGGTTTCCTTCGGCGCAGCCGTGGTTTTCTTCGTGTAGGTTCGCTTCGTTGTCTCTGCCATAGGTTTTTACCTCCTCAACTATGGTGAAAATTCGTTTTTTAAGTGCCGCTCGACGGAGTCGAACCGTCGTGCCTTTCTGTACTTGCCGAAAGGAGACCATCCCAGAGCGGCGGATAGGGGAGGGCGGTTTCCCGCCCTCCGAAAAAGGCTTGGGTTAGATAACGTTCTGGATAACGGCGACCTTGGAGGCAAACACCGGCTTGAAATCCATGAGCGTGCTCATGTTGATGCTGATCTCAAAGTCTGCGGTCTCGGACGGGGTGTACTCCATCGCGACCGGCCAGCCCTCGGCAATCGCTCCGTAGATGGGAGCCATCGCGTCGCCGACGCGTGCGGTAATGAACAGGTGCTTGTCGAGGTCGATCATCGTGCCGGTGGTGTTCACCGTGCCGGGAACCATGGCAGGCATGATCTCGAACAGCGGCACGCGGCCAACCATGCTCACGAAGCCGTTGCGCATCCATTCCTCGCCGAGCTGATAGGTCAGCGCAGCGTCAGAGGCGGTGCCGGAGGGCAGCACCTTCTGGAGGCTTGCGTAGTTGCCGAACGCCATCAGCTGCTCGCGGCGAACGCCGTTGGCAACCGCAGCGGCAGTGGTCGCGGACGCCCAGTTGGCGGAGGAGTAGGAGTCGAAGGTCAGGTAGGAGGGGACGTACATGGTGTTAGTCGCCGCGTTCAGCAGCGCCTTGGTGTAAAGCGCGGTGATCTTGCTCCACAGGCCACGGATAATGGCGGTGTAGTACCAGCCGGCATCCATGCCGTTGTCCGAAGCGACGAGCTGGAACCACTTGATGGTGCCGTTGCAGACGTACATCTTCGGGTTGAGGGTGATGGTATCGCCGTACAGGTAGTTCTTGGTGGTGCTGTGGCCGGAGCCTGGAGCGCTGTCCTCCCACAGGAACGCCTCGTTGGACTGCACGTTGATTTCGACCGTGCGGCCAACCGGAGCGCTGCGCAGATTCAGCATCTGGCCGCCGAGGTCGGAAATGACACTGTACAGAAGGGGAGATACGACCTCTGCGTCAATGTAGGACATCGTGCGCAGGAAAATCGGGTCTTTCCAGAGGTTCATGTCGCTCTTGACCGCTTCCACGTTCTCCGGAGCGGGCTTGCCGACCGCCGCGTAGGCCTTGGTCGCACAGAACAGGAGCTTCTTCTCCATGTGCTTGCGGGCCGCAACGTCGTAGCTGCCGCCAAACTGCGCAAGGCGGGAAACGAAGCCCTTCGGGTCGAGCTGCTTGCCGAGATATTCGGTAGCGCACAGACGGCCGGAGGCAATCAGCTCATCGCGGCTGATTTTGTTCGTGCCGGTGCCGATGGTCTCGTCGTTGTTGCTGTGATAGATAAAAACATTGGTGTCAAGGCTGTTGAGCTTCAACATATTACTTCACTCTCCTTTTCTCTCAGGACTTGGCTGCCGCCGCGCGGCAAACCTCGCAGACATAGCCGTTAAATCCGGCGTAGCGAGCGCCCTTCGTGAAAGGCTTGCTGCGGAGGATTTTCAGGTACACGCCGCTGCCGTCTGCGGGTGCGGTCTTGGAGGCCACGAGCAGACCGTTGACGATGGTCGCATACAGGAAGGTGCTGTCCGTGGGAGCGGTGGAGAAGTTTTCCGCGCCCCACGTGTACTGCTCGCCGACAATCAGCTCGGTAAAGTCGCCGCGCTCGCCTGCGGAAAGCTCAAGGCCGAGGGTGTTCGCACCGGCATAGTAGGTATTGCCGCCGATGGTGCCCTGCTGTGCGTTGTAGGAATTAAAGGCATAAATGCCGGTGTGGTCGCCCAGACGGTCGCCGGAGGTGCCGGCCGCCGCCGCGATAAAACGCCACGTGTTGCCGTTGAGAATGTCAGCACCGTTCGCGCCCTTGCCCTCGTAGCCCTCGTTCGCAGCCAGCTCGGAGCGGGTGCAGAGGAAGCCGGCCGGGCAGATGTCGGGAACGAAGGAAGTTCCGGTGCCGCTGCCGAAATAACCGGGGACATTCTGGATGTTGTTTCTCGTGATGTTGCTCACGGAAACCTCAAATGCGGTATTAGCGATAGAAGCCATAGTAGATTCACCCTTTCATTATTTCATGAGGTTGTTGTAGATGTTTTCGATTTCCGAGCCGGAATTCGTGCCGTCCTTACCGGCAACCTCGAACGCGTAGGTTTTCTTCTGCGCGTTTCTGGTCTGCTCGGCGTTGCGCTTGTCGATCTCCATCTGCTGGCGCATGGCGCGCTCGCAAACGGCATCCTCCGCAGCGCGGTCGCCGCACCATTCGCCGGCCTCGTTGCAGATTTCGTTGAATCCGCCTGCCTCGGCACGTTCCAGTACGGGCTTGATGACCTCAACGCTGATGCGGTCGATCTCGTCGCGGTTTTCGTTCAGCTTTTCGAGGAACGCTTCGGCAGCGGCCTTTGCGGCGGCCTTGCGGCGCTTGTCCTCGGCCTCCTGCATCGCCTTGACGCTGTTGTTGGCGGCGGCAAGGTCAGCCGTCAGCTTCTCATTCTGCTCGCGCAGGACGCGGTTCTCGGCGGTCATGGGCGAAAGCGCCCGTTCGATTGCGTCAAAGGCATCTACACGAACACCGCAAGAAAATTCCGCGCTCACGGAGTCTCTGTGGAAGCCCTCGGGGACAATGGTGTCCTCCATGCCAGACATCGTGTAAACAATGGGAGCGCCGTCCTTGTCAATCATGCAAACATGAATGCCATTGTCGTCGCTGCCCGCTGCCAAAACGGTGTGCTCGGCAAAGCGGCTCTGAAGCTCCTTGAGCTGGTTCTTACTGAAAAGATTCAAGGTTTTCACTCCTTTTCGATCTTGATGTTGATTGTTAGGCTTGCTGTTTGCTTGGGGCTTGCCGTTGTAGGATGCAGCCCGGACCTTTAACTCATTGAACTGCTTCATCTCCTGCAAGGCGGCTATGTGAGCGCCTGCGACTGCCGGAGTAACATGGTCGCCTAAAATGGTTGTGCCGAGGATTTTGTATTCCTCCTCTACCTCGACATCGCCCTCCATGTGGGCTTTCGTCACCAAGGTCTCGATGGAGATGCTCATGCTGCGCCCCTGTCGCGCGTCACGCTCAATCTTTTCCACCAGCTCCTTGGCGTACCATTTCCACAGGCGGCCTCTGCCGACAATCCATGTATGTCCGTCCCTCTGCTCAAGCCGTACATCGGCTTGGTCATCGGAAAGAGCGCCAACAATTCGTTCTGCGGTCGCGCCGGTAAACGACGGCGCTTCCTCTCCCGTTCGCGGGTCGGTTTCCATGCGGAAATTGTGTCCGTCGCCGATGCCCTTGCCGCCGTTGGTATAGGCAATCAGGATCGGCGTACCCGCAAACAGTGCTCTGTGCTGTTCCAGATTGATGTATTTCCAGTTGTTCCGGTTGACGAGATCGTTCAAAAGCCAGATTTCCACGTGGAAATTGAACGCATCGTCTGTCGAAAGGAATCGAAATTCGCCGCAAAAGCTCCGGTAGCGGTCGCCTCCGGCCGGTTTCTTAAAGGGCATTACGCATCAGCCTCCGTTTCTTCCTCGTCCAGCAGGTGCAGCACCCAATTGTCAAACGAGCTGGCGCTCTCGGCTTCCTCGTACATCTTCCATGCGTACAGAAACCGCTCGTGCCGCTGGCTGTTGGCGATTTGCAGATTTTCAAACTGCCGCGCAATCGCCCAAGCGTTCTGCTCGTCGCAGAGGCGAATCAGCGTCTTGAGCTTCCGCTCGATCTCCTCAAACACCCGCATTGCCATTTCAAAGCAAGTGCCGATTTCGCCGCCGTCCGACAAGCCGACGCCCGGAAATTCCGGTGTCGCGCCGTAGTCCTGAATCACGTGCCGCTGGTGCAGAATGTCTCCGATCACGTCAAACTGCGTCGGGAACCAGTGTGCTGTACGGTGGAACATCTCCGAAAGATGCACCAGCCCGCCCTCAATGAGCAGCAGCTCCTTCATCTGGTCGAACCACCGTGTGCCGGTTTCGTAGGCCTCGGTAGCCTCCCGCGCCGGTTGCCGCAGAAATTGCCATCGCGCCTCGTAATCTCTTAAAGCCATGTGATAATCACTTCCTTGGTTGAATAATCTGTGAAAACAACAAAAAAGAGACCCATTAACACAGTCTCCTGTGTCAATGAGCCTCTTTGCTCTTCACAGCCGCCCATTCGCGGCTGCATTGCACTATGTAGTTTATGAATTCCTCGGCAAAAGCCCCAGCTCTTCCAAAAGGCCGAGCAGCCTTTCTCGCCGTTCCGGGTCTTTCAGCGTGTGCCGAATCATATCGGTGATTTCCTCTAACGAATAGCCCTCAAACATACCGCACGCCTCCAATCAAGCGCCGAGGCGCATCATGCGGAACAGTTCGCGCCCTTTTACGGTAATGAGCGTCTGTGTGCCGCTCCATTTGGTTTGGTTGTTGAAGGTTTCTTTTAATACAAACAGCCCGTCGTTCTTGCTCTCGCATGGCAGGAGCTGTCCCTTTTTCCCACGGTACAGGTATCTGTGCTTGACCAAATCCGCTGTGAACTTCCTCGGCGCTACGCCCAGCTCCTTCGCCGTCTCGTAAATGCCGGTCAAGGTTTCTCTGTCGCACAGCTCATCGAAGTATTCCGCTTTCGGCTGCATGATTTGATTCTGTACCGTCAGGTCGGCAATTCTCGCCTCGCGCTCTGCAAGCGTTTTCTGCGCCATCAGCAGCGCCGAAGCCATCAGCTCCGCCGGTGTCATGCTTTCCTGACCCGCGATATACCCGCCGTTCTTGCGGATAGAGGGGAGAACTTCGGATGTGACCCAGCGTTTGAACTTCTTTGCCGCCGGAAGCTTGGAACTCATGATAAGCGAGTATAACCCGCTTTCGTTAATGAGCCAGCCACCGCGCTGTCCAAGATTTGCAGAAAAACTCGATAGCGTTTTGCTATTGAGTTTGTCCTCGTCATCTACATGGTCCGATATTGCTTCGTTAGGGTTTGCATATCCAAGGATTTCGGCTACATCCTTTCCGACGAGCCACGGCTCATCGTTGATAGCCAAAGTGCGGATTTCTCCGAATTCTTCATTGCTGAAAATCTGAATCTCGTTATTCATAATAGCTCCTTTTCAAAACAATGTTTGACAAGGAAGCCGCTCCGATGTATAATGATTTCGGATAGGTTTCCCTGTCCTGTCTGATAGGGTGTTGGTTTGTTGTGAGAGGCAGCCAACACTCTATTTTATTTCGTCTGCCAACTTCTTAACCCCTCGGCGAATCGCCTCTGCTCTGTCTACGTTCTTTTTCTCGCAGTACAGGTGCAGGATTTCAGCGGATTCCTTGTCCAATCGGACGGTAATGCGCTCTTGCTTCGGGTTTTCTGTTGGTCTGCCGGTTCTTGGCGACAATGTACCTCACCTCCAACTTTTGTCTGCCATAAGTCTATTATAACTTATGTCCGCCAAAAGTCAAGGATAATTGAAACAGCAGAATGTACGAAATTCAGGAGCTAGATTTGTGCAGGGTGACGAATTTGTAGGAGTAATCGCAAGAATAACGTTGTTCAGTGTGCAAGGGGCGCGCGAAATGGACACCCCTTAGAAGATTTTTGCAAGCCGCCTATTTGTGAGACCCCGGCGGCAGGGGACGATCAAAAGGGGCATACGGACTCGAACCGCCGGCAACGTCGCCGCTCCCTTTGCGCCCCATATGTCGCCGGATTTTCACCGGCACGGATTGTTTCATCCCAGACGCTCGGCCGTCTCGCAGCTCGCAAAAGCGCCATCCGTCGTGGGGCGTTAACAGAAAGGAGGCCAATGCAACGAAAATCAAATACCGCGCACCGGAATTGAACCGATCATTGAGGGTCATTCAGCCCTCCCAGCCACCTAGGGCGCGGCATATCGGCGGGAAACCCGCCGGTTTTTTATTGCCTCTTGTCGGAATAACCCATCATTGCGCTGGGCTTTTTCGCGGAATGCCCGCGCTTCAGGACGCTCACCTTGTCCGCGACAATGCGGTAGCCGTCCGGGGTGTTCTGAATTCTCACGTCAAAGCCCTTTTTAAGAGCGTCGTTGATGATTTTGATGTCCTCGGTCGTTACCATAGCATCACCCGTCCAAATCGCTTTCCTGCGCCTCAGAGCCGCTTTCCAGCGCCGCGTCAATGTCCTTTGTCGGTCTGCCGCCCTCGTTGTCCGGGTCTTTCGGAGCCTTCGGCGGCAAGCCGCTTTCGCCCTGCGTCGCCGTGTAGCTCGTGATAGGTGGGATTCTCAGGTCAAGCACGCCGCTCTCATTGATGAAGTGCGACACGCTCATATCGTCCCACAGACTCATCCCGCGCAGCGCAAGGTACTTGAGCGTTTCGGAGAGCATTCCGATCTGCAAGCCCTTTCGTGCGTTTTCGAGGTCGGCCTTGTCCGAAACGAAGCCGCCGAACATGGTAAACCGCCATTCGTACCGCAGGCCCATTCTGCGGTAAACGGATTCCATCATCCGTTCCATCTGGCGGTAGATGCAGAAGCAAACCGCCTCCTCCAGCTTCGCGCTGATCTCCACCGCACCGGCTCTCGGGTCGCTGTTAATGGGGATAAGACCGCTCATGCCGGATTTCATCACGGCGTAGGCGTAGTTTTTCGAGGTCATGTCGCTTGAGCCGGTCGCCTCCGGCAGCGTTTCCAAATGGAGCTTTTCCATCGGTGCGGGGAAGAACGCAATGCCGCCCGCATTTGCCGCCGCAATCATCTGATTCCACAGCTCCACGTAGTAGGCGCGTCCGGTCGGGGAAAGCTTAATGGGGTCGCTGGTTTCCGTCTTGCGCTCTGCGTAGTACGGCATCTCGCCGAACGCAATCGACACAAGCGGATTCTGCATCACGGCAAGCGCCACGTCCTCAATTTGGGAAATCTGGTCAAAACTGATGAACAGTCCCGTGCTCATCGGCGCAACGGCTCTCGTCGTGTCGTCGATCTCGAACACCCAAACGTCCTCCACAGGGAGGGTGACGTAATACGCCCACTGCCCGTTTTGGTTGTATATCTGCGGATTTCCCGCTGCGTTCGCCTTTAATTTGTCCGGCTGGATGCGGAAGGCTCTGCCGTCTGCGCTCTGCACCGTGTTTTTTGAGGCGTAGACGAACTTTTTCCCCAAACCGTCCGGTTTGCCTGTCGTCCCGAAGGGGTCGAGCACGCTGTCAAAATCGTCCAGATACGGCGCAAGCAAATCGCCGAACTGCCGCCAGTCAGACCCCGGCTGCAACAGGTACATCATGTTAAACATGACCGTGTATTTGCTCTCGGAGTTAAAGCCGACGATTTTGATCCAGTCCGAGGGAATCTGCTGTGCAAACGCGAAATTCACCCGATTGTGCGGCTTATCCAGCGAATAGCGCGGATAATAGGCGACCTTGCCCATCTGCCACGCCTGCCCGACGATTTGGTGCGCCAGCGCGTCCGGCTGAAAGCGCCGGTTGAACTTGTCCAGCAGCACACCCTCGCGCCGCAGCGTATCGGATTTCGCGTCCTCCTTTGTGAGGTTCGCGGGGTAGTGGTAATAGTGGTAGGTGTTGACCCCTTGATAGGTCATGCGGATTTTCCGGAAGGGGAAGGCACCCCATTCCAAGCCCGCCGCCGTTTCGCGAAGCGCCTGCTCGTTGTCCTCCGGTGCCTTGAGCATTTCCACAATCTGTGGCTTGGTAACGTCGGCAGGGAAGGAGGAGATATGCTTGACGCGGCTGTTGTTGATAAAGGGATTCGTTGACATCGAAGCCCGTGTCCACGCGCTCCAAAAACCGTCGCTCGGTACGTCGCCGTATTCGGAGGCTAACTGCCGCAGCGCTCCGAAATACTGGTCGTAGGTGGCATACGACGACGCATTATTCGCTCTTGGTTTCTTCTGCTGTTGCTGCATCGTCCTTTGTCATCTCGCTTTCCTTGATGCGGATTCTCTCAGCCTCAAGCTCCTGCCGAAGCGCGTCGCTGAACGCCTTGCCCTTGGCCAAAAGCTGTTGCTGATTCTCCATCAAATATTCCTGCCGTAGGCTCTCAATGGCCCCGTTTAACCACTGCTTCGCCAGCGACGGCAGCGCCGTCAGGTTTTTCACGGGAAACCCGTCCTTCGGCTTTTTCTTGGTGTATAGCAGGCAGTACGTCGCCGTAATCAGATAATATTTCTCGTTTTCGCCGATGTCCTCTGGCCTCACGACGTAAAGCCCATATTTGTCCGTGCTTTTCATCATGTGTATTTCCTTCCTGCAAACCGTCCCACCGTGCGGACGCCGCCGCCGGATGCGTAGAAACTGGAACCCTTCTGGTATTCCGCGTCCCACGCCGACTTCTGATAGGTCTTGAGCAGATATTTCGTTTCCAGTTTCTGCGCCACGCGCAGGGCATATTTCAGTGCGGACCAGTCGTCGCGCTGGATATGGGACGAGATTCGCTTCTCTGCCATCCCTGCGCCGGAAGGAACCTTCCTCAGGTTCTGCATCTGCCCAATCAGGACGTTCGTTTCCTTGTACGGAGCGTAGATCAGGTGGTCTAACTCGTCGTCCTTGATGCGGTGATAGGTCTTATAGGCATCTAAGCCCTCGCCCCAGTTCGAGGTCAAAAGCTGTACGTTGCGGTTTTCAAACTGCACCTCGGCATAGCGCAGCATTTCGCTGTCGGGGTCAGTCACGCCGACGCCGCCCGCCTTTACGGGGAACACGACCGGAATCGCGCCGTCACGCTCCAGCTCCGGGCAGAAGGAATGGTCGTGGCTGCACAAGGGAGGCAGCCCGTCCTCCAAGTCGCCCATCAGTGCCTGCAACACGGCGGTGCCGTACTGCCATGCGTCGATGGCAATGTAGGTCTCGCTGCCCTCAAAGCAGTAGCGGTTCCAAATGGTTTTCAGCCGTGCCGCCTGCGCCCTCGGCTCCTCCGGCTCCCAACCGGACAGCCAGACGACCTGCTTCAGATATCGATCTCGCTTGAGCCAATTGGTTTGCTTCGTCAGTTTGATTACAGCACAGGCGCATTTTGCGTTGATCGCGCCGTCTGCATAAGAAACGTCATAGCCGATGATGTATTTCACATCCTCCGGCTTGACCTTGTTCGCGTGGTCCTTGCAGCAGTGATGCTCCTCCATCAGCAGCATACACCGCGATTCCGTCAGAACGCTGTCGCGAACGACCGGATTCTTGTCGCTGCCGGTGTAAAGGCTCTCCATCTCTCGCGCCCATTCGTCGGGGCTAAGCTCGCTCTTGAGCGTTTCTGCCCACATCACGGGGCGCATCTGCATCAGCAGGATTACCTCATAGGAAACGTCCATTACAAAGGCGCTTTCGCCTCTCGCCATCATCCGAATGTGGCGGCACCGTGTTTCATAGGCGTGGTTCTGCCGCCGCGATGCGGAGGTAATGGAGTGCTGCTTAAATCTGACATAGGTCGGGTCGCGCTTGCCCTTTACGCGGTACTCAATACGAACTGCGGGCAGCACGACGCGCTTATAATCTTCAATGTCAAACGGGGGTGCCTCCTCCTGCGCATATTCCTCGGCCACGACCTTACACAGGTTTGCGCCGCGAAATGCGTCAATGGAAAAGCTGCTTCCGTATCCCGTCGTGATCTTAAAGCGGTCGCCGCCCTTGACCTCGACGTTATAGTGTGCGGCCAGCGCCGGATAGTTTTCCTGAATGGTTTCCCATGTGTCTGCGCCGATCTTTGCGGTCTGCCGCAGGGACGGCCCGAAATATGCCGTCGTAATGCCCGGCCACAACAGACCCTCGCAGGCCTCTTCCAGAATGGAACAGAACGATTTGGTCGCGCCACGGCAGGCGGTGATGTCGCAGTATTGATACCGTGCCTTGGCTCGCATGAATACACGCTGTAATAGCGCCAGCTCATAGTCTGCTTCGTCACTGCGAGAAAGGTCACAAAGCATATCCGGGAACCAGCGCCAAAAGGAGATCAGAAAGCCCCATCCGTCACCGAGACTGTCATACTGTGCTGCCTCGTACTCCTGCGACCGCACCCAACCGGCCCCCGCCGTCCAGACGGTTCCCTTGCGCGGCATGGCTTATTCTCCCAGAGTGCTGTCCGCGCCCTTGCGCTTTCGCTCTCTCGTCAAGCCCAAGTAGCGGTAGGCATCCTCTTCCATGTCGTTCGGAATTCCCGCAAACTCGCTTCTCTGTGCAAAAAGACCGAACTGTGCCGGAAGCTCCTGCATTTCCGCTTGGTCGTTGTTCTTCCGGATCGTGTTGATAATCGAAAGCAGCGCCTTTTCCGCCGCGTCCATCGTATAAGGGTAGCGGTGGCTCGTCATCCACTTCGCGCAGATTTCAACAGCCTGCTCATAGGTCAGCTCCACACCCACGCCGTATTTCTTCCGCAAAGCGTCTACAATGCCGTCCACCTTCGCGTTTTCCACCGGCTTTGCGTCCTTTTTGCGTAGGTTCTCTGCCGCGAGCTGGTCTTGAATCGTCTTGTTGAGCTTCGCCGCCATATAGACGGATTCCTTCGTCCCCTGCGCGATGCAGCGGTCAGCCAGAAGCCGCTCCTTGCAGCAGGTGCGGATCGTGTCCTCCTGCTGGGCATCCATCCCCCCGGCGCCCATCAGTCTGGCGGAGTAGGTTTTCCAAAGCTCGTCGAGCCGCTGGTAGTCCTGCTTGCTGTACGGTCGATTTGGGTCGCCGCTGCCCCAAACGCGCTCCCAGCGCTCCTCGTCGTTCATTCCGAGGTAAAGCACGGTGTTGACGTTCGTCTCGCCGTCGATGAACCATTCCTTCGACCGTTCGCCCTTCAGCGCGTGGCAGTAAGCCTCCCAGCTTTCGGGGGAGGGAAGCGCCGGGTCATACGGCACGTCGTTGACCGCGCAAAAGCAAAAACAGGCAAGGTCAGCGCCAAGCAGCTCCTTCAGACTGCGAAAACGGGACTCTGCCGCCTCTGCCTCAACGATTCTTGCCTGCACATTCCTCACCTGCCAATTCCTTTTCATGTACTTCCGCTGTCATATTATCCTTTGAGCCACGACGGAGGCTGTCCGTCGTGGCCGTCGGGAAAGGAAGACGATAGAAAGGAAATAGCAAAACAGCGGAGCGTGACAGATAATGTTCCATCACGCCCCGATTATACCACATCGTTTTTTAGTTTCTCTCGGAAAATTTTCAGAGAGTTATTTCCGTCTCCCTGCAAAAGCCCCGTCCAAGCGCCGACTTAGTCAGCGTCTTGTCTGCCGGACATCCGTTGGTTTCCTGTGTCTGTCGAAGGCTTTCATTCTTTTCTTCTGCTTCATCCGCCCGATTCTTCTTTATTTTTTCGATGCGTCCGGCGAGCCGCGCCGTTTTCGCCCTGCGGTAACCTTGAGACAATCCCGCGCAGTCGAAAATTAGTTTCATCTGGTCGAGCATGATTTCCACGTCTGCGATTTCTTCGGCAATGTGGTGAGTTGCCACAACGGATTCTCCGTTCCGCATCCACTTGCAGAGCTCCTTTTGCAGCTCCGCCATTTCCTCGAACACCATCGTAACCTGTGCCGTCTCTCCGAATTCTTTAATGGCATCCTTAAAAACATCCGTCTCGTGCTGCACGTCGCGCCCTGCGCTCTGTTTCAGCGCCGCTACCGCCATGCCCACCGCCTCGCAGTATTCGTCCAGCGTAAAATTCACGCCCCTGCACCGCAGAAGTTCAATCGCGCGATCTGTCGTCATTTTGTTTTCCATCAGTCCGCCTCCCACGGAACAAGTTGTTTCTCCTGCTTTGGTATCGTACCGGGCAGTTTGCCCCGAGCCTCACAGTCGGTATCGACGGTCATCGTGCTCAGTTTGAGAGCGCCCGCTGCTTCCTCAAGGAACACTAGCTCTCCGCCAAGAAAGCCATCCGGCACTTCAATTTCCAGTTTCATTTTTCTCGTCCTCCTTTATTGCCCCAAGGTGTGTGTTGAGCATCCTCTGCACAACATGCAGCACGCCGATCTCGTCGGCAAGCAGAACCAGTCCGAAATTGATCCCCGCCGCCGTACCTTCGTCCAGCAGTTCGTTGTTCGTATGCATGAGCGCTGCGATGGTGGACGATATGTCGAGCACGCGGCTCCGTGTTAATATCTTCATTCGTCATACTCCTTTTGTACCTTTGGCTTTTCGCCGGTTATAAATTCCGAAAAGGGCAAATCCTCGATAAAGTCGCAAAAGCGCCGCCATTCCGGTAATCTGTGATCTTTTCTCTGCTGATAAATGGTCTTGAGCTGCCGGTAATTCGTTGTCATTCGCGCCGTCAGCCGGAAGCCGACCGGCAGATTGTACAGCAGCTTGAGGTAATTCTCCGGTGTCGGCTCCTTCCTGTACGCCCTTTGGAGCGCCTTGCACGCCGCGATGATTTCCGGCTGCACATACCCGATGCACTGTGCAGAAATGTCAAACTTCGCCGCCTTATGCATAGTAGACTGGCTCGAAACGACGTCGAAGAAATGATACCGCTCCGCCTCGACCCACGCCTCGACCCACGCCTTTATCGTAAACGTCAGGTCGAATTGGACGATGATACCCGTCAGAAACTGGTCATGCCCCGTCCCTGTCCTGCACTGCGCCAGCGCAAGCGTTCCCTTGGAAATGTCGCTTGGACACCCGCTGACATCCACCGCCATCGGATACCGGCTCGCCGCCACGCTCCGCTCAAGCCCGAATACCTCCACGTTCTTGATGATTTTTGTATAAGTTTTCATAGCTTATCCACTCGTTTCTTTTGATGCACGATGCTACTTGCCATAGCGGACCTCCTTCAAAAACGGATAGCGCTCCTTGAACGGGCACAGGTTGTCCTTCCCGAAGATTTCCGCAAGGCGGCGGTCAAGCACCTCCTGCCAGTAGTCCTGCTCCGGATTGGCGTAAAACGCCGCATTGAAGGTCTTTTCCAGCTCATGTACCGCGTCGAACACCTTGCGGAGACGGCTGGCACCCATCGCCGATTTTCCCATGATCTCCGGGTCGTTCAGAACGATGGAAAGATAATCCGCCGTCCGCTGCGTCCCAAAGTCAATCCCAACGTCGAGAAATCCCTGCCGCTCTTCCTTGAGCCGCTGCTGATAGTTTCCCTTTGCCATTATGCTTTCCCCTCCTTCGCTTCCAGCGCCGCATTGAGCCGCACAATCACGCCCGCCGCATCGTCCAGCAGCTCGTCCATGCAAGCCTCCCCGTGCAGCAAATACTTGCACTGGCGGCAATGGTCGAGTTTGCAGTTATAAATCGCGGCGAGCACCTGCTCTGCCGTCAGCTCTCTGCCCTGCTTAAACGCCTCTGTCATTTCGTCCACCTCCTACCATGCGACCCACAGGCACTCGATGGGAATATCCTCTGCCTGCTCATAGATGCAGTCGCGCAGGCTTTCCAGCGCCCGCTTCGCGCTTGCGATGCTGCCCCAGCCGTTACTCGGCTCCATCGGCTTGTATTTCTGGCGGTTTACAGAAAGCTCGTGGATTCCTTGCTCGATTTTCCCAATCACCTCGGCGCAGTTGTAATACTCGCCTTGGTTGTAATCCCAACCGGTACACGCTCGGAACATCTCGCCGAGGTTGTAGGTAGGCTGGTCATACTCCGGTGTCGCAATGATCGCGAACCGGTCGCAGCCCTGAACCTTCACGGCAATTCTCAAATCATAGCTCATTTGCGGCCCTCCTGCGGCGGTTTCGGATACGGCATCCAATGGGTGACGAAGTAGCTGCCATCAGAAATCTCCCGCGGAATCAGCGCATTAACGCTGAAGCGAGACTCGTCCGTTGACCCCACGTGCCAGATTTTTTGGTCTACATCGAACAGAGCAGGAGCCGAAAAGACGTGCGTTTCAGCATCGGCAAAATTGCTGCCATATGTCCATATGACAGACACAATGCAGTGTACCCAATCGCTGTCGCGGCGCCCATCTTCACCCTTCATCGGTAGCCGCTCCGTCACCGGAATCCACCTCGGCACCTTCGCTTCCAGCCCTGTAATTCTTGCCTCCTGCTGCTCGATCAGGACGGCAGCTTTCATCATCAGCAAGTCGGCGCAAGGGTAAACGCCCATCGTGTCTTTCAGCTCATAGCTGGGGCACTCCTCGCAAAACCTACTTTCTCCGCATACTCTCAGTGCCTTAACAATCTCATCTTTTGTCATGTTGATTCCTCCTCGCTTTCGGCTTCCTCTGTCTGCTCCGCAAAGAACGGCGCATAGACCCAGTGGGTGACAGAAGCGGTCGTCTCGTCCCCGCCGAGGTCGAATTTTCCGTCTGCGTACTTCGCAACAATGAACGTGTCGTCATCCAGCCGCGCAAAGAGGAACCTGCCCTCATCCGGGATGAATTCCGTCACGGGAAGCCACCGGCTTCGGAACTCCCCGCGCAATACCCGGTCCAGAAGATCGTCGAACAAGGCGCAATGCTTCCGCAACAACTCCTCCAAACGCGCTACCTGCTCCTTCAGCTCGTTAATCTGCTGCTCTTTCGTCTTTCTTTCCATGCTTTAATCTTCTCCTTTCGTTGTCGGGAACGCGAACGACGTCCGCCACGTTTCCCCATTTGCCTGTATTTGAAAAAATCGCCCCTGCGGATGAATGTAAACGACCTCGCCCCGGTGCATCTCAGAGCCGTCATACACCGTCACGGTCTCTCCAAGCGCGATCCTTCCGTACACCTTGTACTCCGGCACAGACCATATCCCGCCATTGGTCGGCACCTTGACCTCGAAATTTGCCGTCCCCTTCATCGCTCTGTCGAGCAGATACTTCGGCACCCTTTTCTCCCTCCTCTCTTTGCCATTTACAGCCCTGACACTCTGCGCCGCTCTTTCCGCACGCCGCGCACAGGTCGTCCCAGCAGGAAAGAAACACCGACCGCAGAGCTACCCGGAACGGAGAAGATGCCCGCGAGGCCATGAGCTGCCGCGCCAACACCTGCGGCGTATAAGCCTCCTCCGCGTCTACCTCACAATGCTCATCCACATACCGCGCGACCTTCTTCCACTCCTCCTCGGGAACCGGCCCGCCGCTCTCGATATACCGCATTGTCCACGCGCCGACCCCTATCACAAAGGCCGCCGACTCTAAAGACAAGCCGTTACGCTCCCGCCACTGCCTTACCGTGGCCCCGCTCTCTTGCTCTACCCTCGGCTGCGGATGCCGACCGCCACGCCCAAATTCTCCCCGTGACCGCAAAATCGCATTGTCCAGCTCGTCCGACCGACGAATCTCCTCCGCCGTCAGCTCATCACACAAACAATCCGGATATTTGCACCGCTCACAGTCGTGGTCGCATATCACCATCCACCTTCACCGCCTCTCGCTCGTTTCTATTTCCAGCATATCACACCTGCCCGTGTAATTATTTTCCACCTGCACATGCCGTTATTTTCGCGCAGAATCGATTTTTGGCTCCCAATGGCTGAAACTACCCGCCCTCCGCCTGATCGGCGTGTGCGCCCCACAAATAATCCGCCTCAGCCCCACATCCGATTCACCACACCACCGCCAATTTAACGCAAAACAACAAAACCGCCCTAAGCCAGCTCAGCCAGCCTAGGACGGTCCTTTTTCCCTCGATATGAAAAAAGTGTATACTTTTCGCAAAAATCCCTCTGAATCTTTCACGAAATCACAGCGCAACGGAAGAAAATGCTTCCCGCACTTTCTGTGGCTTTCCCTCACAGTCAGGAGAACAAGTTGGTGCTTATAATTCGCCGCGATGCGTTTGCATTGGTTGCTGGATTTGGGAACAGGGGATGGCTCCGCTCTTTGCCGCATCTATTCCCGTGGTCTAAGCCCAGTTTGGGAACAAGGGGGTGGGGGGAAGAGCTATTGCCTTTGGTAGCAGAAAAATCCGCTTTCCAACTGTAAACCCACCCCCGGCCGTTCGGAATCAGCCGGGGAAATGGCCGCTAGTGCCGCTGATGTTTCGATTATAGTTAATAATCACAACGCCAGCAGAGCCGAAACCGGGCGCGGTGCTTCTGCCGTTATGCAAATTGACGAACATGAAGCCGGGAACGGTCGGACGCGCTCCGGTACAGCTTCGCGGCGGCTCTTTGCTCTTTTTTTGTCCTTTGTTGCAGTTTCTTAGTTACTGCAAAAAACACCTCCCGCCCCTGTATATCCCCATTGAGTTAGTTGCAATTAACTATAGTTTGATTTACAGTATTATTATATAATTGCCTGCATTGCAGAGAACGCGCAACGCGGGACGCGCGGACGCGGGTATAATGGCGCGGGGGCGGGGGCGTTGTTTGCATGAGGGGCGCGGGGGCGGGGGTAGCATTTACGCGCGCGCACTGTATATTATTTATATAAACGGGCGCAGGCTACAATATACACGCGCGCACGCAAGGGACGGAGAACACAGGAAGCCGGGCGGCTCGGCGGTTTTCATCCATCCAGCCGGGGCGCCGGTGCTTTTTTGCCGTCCGTATCGCTGGAAGCCCTGCACCGTCTGCGCGTCCTGATTCCTTGCACCGTGGCCGCGCTTGCGCCTTCTGCATCTGGGAAAAGAAAAAGGCCGGGGAAAATCTCCTCGGCGTGCCCTCTTTCGCTGCATCTCGGCAGCTGCAAAAATAATTGAAAAAATATTGAAAAACCAGCAAAAAGTTATTGACAAATACATTATTGTATGGTACAATGTTAATGTAAGCAAGGGGAACGGAAAAGCTCATCCCGCCGACTACTTAACGGGGGGTGACAATATGACAGTATTAGAAGTCATTGCGCTTTTGAATCTGTTATCCGTTGTTATCTTCGGAGTTATCGCAATAGCAAAGAAATAACCGCACCCTAGCAAAGGCGCGGCCACTTCCACAAATTCCTACTTAATGGGGGGTGGGCCGTGACCGTTGCAGCGGTCGCCGCCCCTTGCTTACCCTTCGGGAATATTATACCACATCAAAACAGAATGTCAAGGGGTGATTTCATGGGAAAAGTTAGCAACGAAGCAAAACGGCGATACGAAACAAAAACCTACTCGCAATATATGTTAAAGCTGCGCAAGGTCGAAGATGCCGAGCTGATCGCGAAAATCGAAGCGCTGAAGGCTTCCGGCCTATCTGCAACCGGCGCAATTAAAAAGCTGATTCAGGACAACAACGACAAATGAAAACACGATGCGCGGGTAATCTTGCCGGATGGCCGCGCATCGTGCCACCACCAACAACCGCGGCACTGCCGCAAGCTGAAAGGAGTATTTTAATTATGACACAGATTAACAACGAATGCAAGGCCCGCAACGAAAATATTTCCGAGATCATCGGAAAAATTTCCGAGACCGTCAGCAACGAAAAAACCCGTAGCGCGTGGAGGCGTGGCGTTCAGGCCTATGCGCTGGAGCTGGCCGACGAACTCGGCGAAGCCCTCCGGTATGGCACTATCTGCCCGGATGATCTCTCCGACTCGAAAAAAGTAAACGCGGCGCTTCTCAACGGCGCGGACAGTTGGAGCATGTACAGTTGGGGCGGTTCGTCTCTGATTTATGACGGCGACATTGCCGCGCGGCTTTGTTGCACGTCCGAACTTAAGAAAACCCGCGACGGAGAGCGGCGGCCAAATAGCCGTGAAGAATGGCTCGACGTTCAGGCCCGCGCATTATATCAGGCCGCGAACATGGTAAAGCGCTGCATCCGCTCGTTGATTTTCTCCGGCGCGCTTGTATGCGCAGAGAATTAAAACGGGAGGTGCTGAAAATGAAAACCAATACACAGAAAAACCGCGTGAACGCCTCCGAGCTTTCCGCGTTCGATAAAAAAGTTATTTCCCTTGCAAAGAAAAACGGCTTGCAGCTTCAGCGCGTCCGTTATCGCTACGGGTTCAACGTCTGGCGCATCAGCTACGGCGACGCCCTTACCCGTGATTTTATCGCGGCGGCGTTCGGCCTGCTGCGTGGTGCAAACATCAGCGAGTCCCGGCGCGTTTCGCACTATATCGGCGATTGCTCGGGGTACTTTGATATCACCGCCGCCGAAGCTCGGCTACAGTTTACCGCGCTGTTTGATGCGGCGCCCATTGCAATAGCGTAATTTTGGGGAGGGATTAAAAATGATTAGCTATGAAAAGCTTCTTGAAAAAGTCCTGCGCGCCGCTGAAATGCTGCCGGACGAAGAACGATGCAGCTTCCAATATTTCAGCAAGCCGAACGAGTTCCACGGCGAAGCCCTTGTATTCCCGCAAGCCCTCGCAGAAATCGCGAACGATCTGCGCGCCGCAATTGCCGAGCAGACCGAAAAGGCCGCCGGACGGGGAAGCGCTCAAAAGGCCATGATGCGAATCGTCAAACGCGCGCCCCGCGACAACGTAAAATGCGCGTGGATGCAGGGCGAAAAGCAGTACGTTTGTGACGGTGCCGTTGCTATCGAGTTAAACGTCCCGATTTCAGGGCTCCCCGCTCCCGCGTCCGGCGTTGCGCCGTTTGATGCTTTCCGCGTTATCGATCCCGCGCAGGAAAATAGCGGCGACGTGCTGCCGGTTCCCTCGCTCGCCAAGATCAAGACGCACATCAAAAACTACCGCGCAGAGCTGAAAGCAGCGGGCAAGAAAAGCAACTGCGTCCCGTTTGACTTCGGCGAAGAGCTTCCGCTGATGAATGCGGAAATTCTCGCGGATATCCTCGAAATTGTCCCCGATGCGAAGTTTACGGCATCCAGCCGCAACCCGCAGCGTGCCGCCGTCTATTTTGAAGGGGCCTCCGGGCGTGGCTGCGTGCTGCCCGTCCGCAGAAAACCGTCGTCCGTTGCCTGATATACTCACAAAAACGAGATTTCCGGTCGGGAATATCCGCTGCTATGCTCAGAAAAACGGATTTCCCGGCCGGAGTTTTTTCGAGCTTTGCGCGAAGCGCTCGACGTTTTGCCCGCTGCTTTTGTAATTATTTTCAAGCCCGGACTATGCTCAGAAAAACAAAAATGCCGTGCCGAGTTTTTGCCGCTATACTCAGAGAAACGAAAATGCTTCCATCAGATTTCTGCCGCTATACTCACAAAAACGGCCTCAGCTCCGCGAAGAATCGCGAACCCGCGCCTATGCGCACAGAAACGATTCCGACATAAAGAAAAAATTTTTGATAAAATAATTGCATTCCATATAACAAACCGTAATAATAATATAAAACACGACAATGGCGCTATGCTCACAAAAACGAATTCAGTATACCAAGCTTCAATCGCCGAGAAATAATGCTATCAACAATGCTATCGTAATTTTGAAACCATTGAAAACACAGCGTTTTAAGCTAATATGTTTCGGGTTCGAATCCCGCCCTCTCCGCCAAAAAGAAAAGCCTTGAAACGTTGATGTTTCAAGGCTTTTACCTTTATTTCCAATGGTTTGCGGGCTTTCTGATTGTTCCATTTTTGGAACGGATACTCCATATTTCACGCGTCAATAGCAAAATTCAAAATCAATAATGCTATCGAGAATGCTATCGAGCGTGTTCTGTATCGTTGCTATGCTCACAAAAACGGGCTGCTCAACGAAAAATTCCGCGTTATGCGCAGAAAATTTTTTACTCATTGTAGAACTTCCAAAGCTCATTTTTGTATCGCTCGATATCCGATTGCGCTATGTGGGTGTAAATCTCGTCCATGATTTTATCATTGCTCCATCCGCCGATCTCTCTGGAGATTTCCTTTGGAATTCGCAAATGCGCGGATAGGGAGGCGAAGCTATGGCGAAGCTGATGAATGGTTACTCGTTTCACGCCCGCCTTCTCGCACACTCTGGCGACCGTCCGTCTGAGCGTACTTTCTGCAACGGTAAGAACATCTCCTTCCGACTTCCACTCGCGCCGAATCGCCGCACGAAGCTCCGGCATCAGCAGCGGGACCGCGCGGTCAGACGAAATATTTTTCTGTTCGCTTTTATATACGTACTTCTCATCCTCATTTCGCACCACGGCACCGTTGGTTCGGATGATCTCCGCATCTCTGTCGATCTTTTCCCACCGAAGGGCTTTTATTTCAGATAAGCGCATTCCCATCAGCGCAAGCAACATTGGTATGCACAGAGAATTATCGGCCGCGGCGGCAACAAACTTCTTGATTTCGTCCGGTTCCAGCCAAACCGCATCACTTTTCTTCCGCTGCGGTGCGACCTTCACGCTATCGTCCGGCGTGATACCGTTTTCCTTGAGTACGGATTTTACGAACGCCCAAGAATTTTTCACCGTCTTTTTCGAGGCGACGCCAAGCTCGGTGTCAATGATTTTTCTCCATTCGTTTTGTTGGATCGTTGAAATTCTGCGCGGCATCGTGGACTGAAAGCGTGTCCTTTGAATGATGCGGTAGCCGCGTATTGTGGACGGAGACAGCGAATTTTGGCGCGTATTGATGTATTCGTCGATTGCCTGAGTGAGCGTCAGCTCGCTCTTTTTTATTGGCTTTGCGGCGTTCTGCGCCTCTGCCTTGACAATAGCGGCTCTCCGCTTACATTCCTTGGCAGAATCGGCGTTTACCATGATGGATTGCTTGCTGATTCTGAGCTGAATGCTCCATGTTCCGTCTTTATTTTTCTTTGGTTCTGGGATATACATAGGGAATGCCTCGCTTTTGTTTGCTATTTTCTTTGCTTTCTGGTAATTCTCAGTGTGGCAATGACCACAGATGCCAGCACACCGACGATAACGGCGACACACACCCACGCGCCGGGTGAAAAATTGCCGAACCGTATCAGCCCTGCGTCGCGGATATTCGCGTCAATTACAAGATAGACACCAATCCCGCACACCAGAGCGGCGCACAGGCTCAGCAAAATATAGATCAACGGCCTTCGTGCGTCGATGCCATTTTGCAGAATCTGGTTAGTTGCTTCTAACCGCTCGTTTTCTCCGCGAAGCTCAGCATTTTTCAGCTCCAGCCAGTGGATTCTTTCCCGCAATTGCTCTGTGTTTTCCTCCGTCGGCGATCTCAGCCCGAAGGTGTCGTCAATGGATATGCCCAGCACCTTGCAAAGTGCGACGGCGTTAAACAGTTTCGGTTCAGACTGTGTTCCGTCGCATAGGCGGCTGACTGCCGAATATGCAACGCCGGATTCTTCGGCGAGCGTTGATAGGGAATACCCCTTCTTTGCTTTTGCAGCCTTGATGGTATCGCGGTAGGTGTCGAAGCGTGGCGCCAGCTCTTGATACGCGTTCATTTTTCAGCCCCTTTTCTTTTTCTGGAAGGAGTCCGCAAATTTTGCGCAGAGAATTCGCAACAGCTGCGAAGTTTTCTCAGATTTGTGCGTGGACATCCTTCCTGATTTCTGTTACGATAGATGTACGGCGGACGTTTCCTCTGACGACAGAATTTTCTATTAAGCCGTGCTGCCTCTGGTACAGGCGGCACGGCTCGGCTTTTCAGCAGATGTCGTCTATGTAATAATTCTACCATCAATCATAATTGGGCACAACAGAAAAACTACACAAAAAATTCGTTTCTGATTTGGTGAATTTCACAAGAGCTCGCATGACCTGCTTTTTAGAAGCTCGTCACGTATTTGTAGAATCTTGGCTGGGTTATCGATTATACCGCGATTTACCAAACTCAAATATCGACCGGCCTTTTTTCGGATTCTGGCTATTGCGTTCCTGTCTTTCAGAATATATCGGCTTCCCGCGATAGTGTATGCCCGTTCGATATACTCTGAGGTTACGGGAAACATATTCCCGACTAAAACTACACGCTCTACGGAGCCAATATTCGCAAACTCATAAAACAGGCATCGTCCGGCCCCATACTTAGCTTCATATGCAGCGGCTTTCTCCTTGTAGTGCTTCGTTTGTGTGCTCAAAGGAATCATCCAGAAGATGCCGCCCGCGTCCTTGACGGCGTAATAATTAGGTCGTGCCGCCCCTTTATTGTCCGTCAGCCGCCCATTCTGGAATCTCGCAAAGTATTCGTCACGGATAATGTAAAGACCGTTGAGTAAAATTTCTGTTTCTTTCATTTGATTTCTCCATAGAAAAAGCCGGAGCCTGTAAAAACAGAACCCCGGCGTTTCAATCCCGCATCTTATATCCCGCTGGCAGGAACGCGGAAATGTTAGCAAGTCGCACTCTTATCCGTCGCTGACGACACGCGGCACATGAGCATAACACTCTATCTGTAGTATACTCATTTTTCTCGGGAATTCTATTCGCAGAATGCACAAAAATATAAAATTTTAATTAAAATGCGAAAAGATTATGCCTCGATGCTGATCTTCGTCGCGGAAAGGAGAGAAAAAGATGGACTGTACAGAAGAAGAACTGACCGAGCTGATTCGTAAAGCCCTTGCATCCCCGGAGCGCCGAGCCGCGCTTATTTCCTTGTTAACAGAGTTAGGATTGCCTCCCTTTGATCCCTGTCCGCATTTTTCAACGCCTCAAGAATCTGCATAGTCAACTCGTCATCGCTGCGCTCACCCATCTGGGTGGGCGCTTTTTCTTCGCCTGTTTTGAGATATTCGACCGTCACGCCGAAATACTCCGATAATTTCGTTAACGTGGTGTCGTTTGGAATTTTCCCCTTTTTCCACCCATTTGCCGCGGCATTGGACAGACCCACGGCTGCGGCCACTCCGGACACAGATTTCCCCGCTTTTGCGCAGAGCTCACAATATCTTTTGTAGAAATTGTCCAAATTGAACATCTCCTATTTGCAAACAGAATTCCGACCTGTGCTTATCTGCCTTCCAGCAACGTCAGAACTGCTTCCTGCGTCTCCTTACTCGCACCCTTCAGAGCCTTCGCAATCCTCTTTGCCAGTTCATCATCGTCGTTCTCACCCGTAGAGCCGGGCGCTTTTTCTCGGCTCTTTTCTACATCATAACCCATTAGCCACGCTTCATTTACGTCGAGAGCCAACCCAAGGATTGTCAATTTTTCTTGACCCGGTTCAAACTTACCGTTAATGTATTGGCTAAGGTCGTTCTTGCCAAGCCTTACGCCATATTTTTCGCAAAAAGGCTTCGCTTTAATGAGAATATCGACCTGCTTCAGGCCCTTTTCATTCATAATTTCTTTCAATCGTGCGCTTGTGCTACTAATTTTCATTGCTTATTCCTCCGTGCGCATATAGTATCACATCTGAATCAAAAGTTCAAGGCTATTATGAAAATAATTCAAAAAAATTGAACATCCCTATTGACAACGCAGAGTAAATGGTTTATACTCATGATAGTTCAAGCAGATTGAACAGAAAGGAGGCGGAAAAATGCCATACAATTATTCAAAGCTCCTAGGAAGAATTGTTGAGAAGGTTGGAACGCAAGCAAACTTTGCTGAAAAGCTGGGTTTGTCCGAGCGGTCTATGTCATTGAAACTGAATGGGCGCGTTGGGTGGAAGCAAACCGAGATTTCAAAAGCGTGTGAAATCCTCGAAATCTTGCCCGCCGAAATATCGGCATATTTTTTTACTATTTAAGTTCAATTATATTGAACTACAAAAGGAGGTAGACATTCAATGTACGAAACGATAGCGCGGCTTTGCTTCGAAAAAGGTATCACGATTGCCGCCATGTGTAAAGAGCTCGGGCTGCGGCAGGAGATTGTATCCGACCTTAAGCATGGTCGAGCGAAAATGTTGTCAATTGGAACCGCTTCGCTGATTGCAGATTATCTTGCCGTCACAGTGGATGAACTCGTTGACCCGCAACGCTCTATTGAGGACACGACTGCTTTGAGTGACCCGGAAAAAAGAGGTGCCCCGAGTTCGTTTAATGCTAATGTTGGTCGAATTAACGCTCTGCTCGCCGAAAAGAGAATATCTAAACAGCAGTTTTTTAAGGACTGCAATATCACGTCTGCGGCGTATTCTCTTTGGAATACTGGGAAAACCCAGCCGAGGCTACGAAAGCTTGCGGAGATTGCTTCTTATCTTGGAGTTACCTTGCACGATGTGCTGATTGAACGTCCTGCTTCTCGATGCCAGCGCACAGAAAAGCTTCCCCGCTACCGCGAATTCCGCGAAAAAGCAGGAATGACGCTGGACGATGTTCTGAGAGCCGTTGGAATCAGCCAAAAGCGCTTGGAAGACATCGAACTCGGCGTTGAGGATGCACCTGACGACGATGCGCAGAAGCTTGCCGAACTGTACGGCTGCTCTCCCAATCAACTGCGCGAAATGCACTCTGCTGAACCCGCCACATATGTGAAATCTCGTTACCACACGAAACGCGCCGAAAATATTGACGCCCTTGCCCGCGAAATACTGCGAATATCTCACGAACAAGGGCTTTCGTTGAATGACATTAAAACTGCTTGCGATAAATGTGAGCGCTTTGTCATGCAAAGTCCCGTCCCAGAGGATTCACGGGGGTGGGTCAGCCGTAAGTATTTCGTTTAATGTCGTCTGCGATGCTTTCAAATGCAGGGTTTGACCTGATTTCGGCTAGATGTCTTTCCAGTGAAGCCACGGCGTTTTCAGATAGTTCTTCGGACGAAGCCTTCGTTTCTGCCGGCAGCAATGCAACATCCTCTTTTACGCAGATAAGAGCCAGTCGATAGAGCACTTCAAGGGAAAACCCGCTATAATCACGCGCCATTCTCTCACCTCCCTTCTAAACAATTTATTTTATCGTACAGGGCGGTGAAAATCAATCAGTTAGGAGATAAAACAGTGGAAACCATATTTTGGAGAAATTATAAGCGGCTTTGTGAAGATTTCGGCTCAAATCCTACGGCTGTAGCCCGCGAACTCGGGATTTCCTCTGGCACCGACACTGGGTGGAAAAGCGGAAGGATGCCCCGTATTTATGCGCTTCAAAGAATTGCCGAGCGCTTTTCTGTGGCTGTTCAGGATTTGGTGAGCGGCGCGCCTACCGAACCAAAGACCCCTAGCCAAAAACCCGATATGCAGACCCGGATTGACGAGGCCGCTGATTCGCTCATGAAAATCATCCGCCACTATTCCGAATCCAGCGAATATTTGGCCACGTCTGCCGATGTCGTGGTACAGTCGGCAACTGCCCTCGCCGAATTGGTGAAGGCCACAACGAAATAATCAAAAGGAGGCATATATGAACGATATTCAAGTATTTAACAATCCTGAGTTCGGTGAAATCCGAACCATAGAAATTGGCAACGAGCCGTGGTTCGTCGGCAAAGACGTGGCGCGAGCGCTTGGGTATGCAAAGCCCGAAAACGCACTCGGAACCCACGTGGACGGGGATGATACCCTGAAACAGGGTATCATGGATTCTCTCGGCAGAAGTCAAAACACGACTCTTATCAACGAGTCCGGCGTGTATTCGCTTGTCATGAGTTCCAAACTTCCGACTGCCAAGAAATTCAAGCGGTGGGTGACTTCCGAAGTATTGCCCTCCATTCGCAAGCACGGCGCGTATATGACACCCGAAACGCTTGAAAAGATGGTGCTGACCCCGGACTTTGGCATCCGGCTTTTGACCGAGCTGAAAGCCGAGCAGGATAAACGCAAGGCGCTGGAGGCCACCGTCGAGAAGCAAAAGCCGCACGTCCTCTTTTCCAATGCCGTATCGGCCAGCAAAACGACCATCCTCATCGGCGCTCTGGCAAAGCTGCTGAAGCAGAACGGAATCAACATCGGTCAGAACCGCCTGTTTGAATGGCTCCGGCAGAATGGCTTCCTTGTCAAGCGCGGTGACAACCGGAATATGCCGACGCAGAGAGCCATGGAAATGGGCTTGTTCGAGGTAAAGGAGAGCTGCCACCTCAATTCCAATGGCTGCAACGTCATCACAAAGACGACGGTCGTCACCGGGAAAGGCCAGTGCTACTTCATCAACCGCTTTCTCGGCAAACAGAACGGAGTAGCGCAATGAGGCGGCGCAATCAGAACGAACCGGACAATCTTGACGAGATTTCCCGTAAGACGCAGTTGTTGCTCTGGTTAAACATTGCGTCCGTTGGCATCTGCCTCGCAATGCTGTTCGGCGCAATCTTGGGGGTGTTGATGAAATGAGCAGGAGAGTGCATTCTACCAAATTTGATGCGGATGCGCTGGCCAGAGCGTTCGGACGCGGTGTCAGAATTGTCCGCAAGCAAAAGGGCATTCGTCAGACAGATATCCTGATTGACACTGGCATAGCGCAGCAGACGATTTCCAATATTGAGAGCGGTCGAGCAAGCCCGTCGCTTGTAAGTGCCGTCGCCATCGCGTGTTCCCTTGGTGTCTCGGTAGATCGGATTGTCCGTATCGGCTTGGAGGCGAAGGAGTAATGCCAAAAACGAATTGGTGCCAGACGGTAGAGGGCCGGCGCGATGCTGCGGCAACAAATTTCTTCAAGATCGTCGAAACTGCCCGCGTTTTTGCCGGAATCAAGGCCGCCGAGCTTTGCGAAAGCCTCAAATGGTCAACGCAGACCTATTATCGTCGCCGAAGCGCACCGCGCTCACTGACCGTTTCAGAAATCCAGCAGCTCAGCGACGCGCTCAACCTCAAGCAATTCCCCGGCGCAAACGAAGCAATGTCACAGATGCTCAACTAACCGCTACAAACTACATAAGGAGATTTGATAATGAAAGGAAAAATTGTATTCACCTTCAAGGACAAGGGTGATGGCGTTACTGGTATCAAACACAAAATTGCTCTCAGAGATGTCGATTCGGCCGCGCTGACCAAGGCAATTGCCAATTTTGTGGAAAGGGTAACACCGACGAAAAAAGACGCAGAGAAGTTTGCAGCCGCGCTTTACTGTGTGGTTGCCGGAAAACTCCTGCCGTCCCAAATTTTGACATCGTTCGCAGAAATGGAGGAACCTACCGATGAATAAGTGTGTTGCCCTTGTCCCCGTTATCGATGAAACCGCAGAATTCTGTAAGTTTGAGCGCCGCACCGATGAGCGCCGCGCTCGTGAAGCCCGCCAGCGCCATGAGGTCGAAGCGCGCATCAGTGAAGCCGAGCGTCGCCGCCGCAAGGAAATCCGCCGCCTGCTTCGCCGCGTCCGCTCCTGCATCATGGGAATCGTCGCGACCTTCTGCGGCTTCTGTTCCGTGCTTCTGTGGAACGCCGAGAACCCGCTTCCGGCTGTTTTCCCTGCACTTTTTGCCGTTATCGCTGTCTGGGTGGGGGTGAAGAAATGAGCGCAGTAGGGCAAGAAACAATCGTTCTCAGGGCAGCCCGTGCAGAAGAGAACACGCGACGCTATTCTGAAATCCAAGATTTCATCCGGCGAAACGCGCTTACCTATCAATCCCTTGGAGAGGCAATTGGATATTCCGTTCCGGCGCTCCGGCAGTATATGAGCAAACTCAAAAACGGGAAGAACGCCAGCCGTTATATCTGGGCTAGCATCAAAAAATATGCCGAGGACATCGCTTATGCGCGCTACAAAAGTCAGCAGAACGAGTTATCCTGATCGGGACACATGGCTAGAGGCACGCTACGGCATCGGCGCAAGCGATTTAGCGTCCGCTATCGGTATGAGCGGCTTTAAGACACCGTTGCAGCTCTGGAAAGAGAAATGCGGACTTGTTCAGCCAAAGGACCTGTCCGGCAACGAGCGCGTCGATTTCGGGAACCGCGCAGAAGAGCCGTTGCGGGAAATGTTCCGGCTGATGCACCCGGAATTTGAACTGAGCTTTACACCCTACACCATCCTGCGGCGCGAGGGAACCTACGATTTCCTGTTTTGCACGCCGGACGGAGAGCTGGTTGAGTGCGCAACCGGGAGAAAGGGCATCTACGAAAGCAAAACCGCAACATGCCTCAGCCGTGCCGATTGGGAGAAATGGAATTGTCAAATTCCGAAGTATTACTACACGCAAATCTGCCAGCAAATGTACTGTGGCGACTTCGAGTTTGCTGTCCTGTGGGCGCTACTGCTGGACAAGGAGGGCGACGGTTCCCTCAGAGCCTACCATTTTGAGCGCGCCGATTGTCAGCCGGACATCGAATGGATGCTCCCCAAGGCCGCGCAGTTTTGGAAAAACGTACAGACCGGCACCATGCCGAGTCTCAGCTTAACGCTATGAAAGGAGAAACACAATGTTTGTAGCCATTAAGTATTACAAGGGCGGCTTCTACGCTGGCCGCGAATACACCTATGAGACGAAGCTCCCCTTGAACGTCGGGGATAAAGTCATCACACCGACCGTTTCCGACCCGGAGCAGCGCGGCATTGTCACCGCAATCAACATAAAAGAGCCGAGCTTCCCGTGCCGCACCATCGACACGTACTACACGGAGGGCGAATGATGGGAGTGAGGGAGCAGATCGCAAGCCAGACCGAAATGATTCTCCTGTACCTTCAAACACACGGTGCCATTACGCCGCTTGATGCACTTCGGGAGTTCGGATGTATGCGCCTTGGCGCTCGGATTTGGGACCTGAGAAAGCGCGGCGTTCCCATTGTCACCACCATAAAGGAAAGCAAAAATTCCTTCGGCGCTACCGTGCGTTACGCCGTTTACACACTTTTGAAACCGGAAAGGAGCACCACAGATTATGAGCAATGATGTCCACATCGGCGAATTGGAGCTTCGCGTCGATCAGGAAGCCCTCGCCGCCGTTCAGCAGCTTCGCATCCCCGCCAACTTCGAGGAGGTCGGCGCAGTCCTGAAGGAAAAACTTATCCCTTATTCCACGCTCATCGTCACGCCCGACACCATCCCCGATGCCAAGACCGCAAGGGCGAATGTTAACCGCCTGCGCTCCAACATCGACGAATACCGAAAGACCGTCAAGAAACTGCTCTCGGCGCCCGCTGCCGAGTTTGAGGCCAACTGCAAGCCCCTGATTGCCATGTGCGATGAGGCCGCCGGGAACATCGACAGTCAGGTCAAGGCATTTGAACGCCGGGAGAAAGACCAGAAGATTGCCTCTCTCCGCATCTTCTTCAATGAAAAAATCGGCGAGGATATCCGATTCCTCTCCTTCGAGGACATCCAGAATCCTAAGTGGGAAAACAAGACCTACAGCGAAGAAGCGGCGCAGAAGGACATTATTTCCGCGATAACAACCGTCCGCTCGTCTCTTGGCGCGATTCACTCGTTACATAGCCCGTTTGAAGCTGTGTTAATTGACCAGTACCTCAAGACGCGTGACCTTGCCGCCTGTATGCAGCAAAATGAGAAACTGATTGCCGATCAGGAACGCTTGGAAAAGCTTCGCGAGCAAAAGGAAGCCGCCGCTAAGGCTGCCGCTGAAGCAATGGCTGCCGCAACGGAAAAAGCCGCGCAAACGACCGCCTCTGTCGCAGAGGTCGTCGGCGCTGAGCGGGAGGCAAAACTGCAAGGAGCCGCAGCACAGGAGCAGCAGCCTTCCTCGGAGCTGCCGGAAATCAATGTGATTGACTTCCGAGTCTGGGCAACGCAAGCACAGCTCATGGCGCTGCGAGAGTTCCTGCTTGACCACGGTATCAAATACGGGAGGGTTCCCCGTGAGCATTGATATTTCGCAGCTCCCGGAAAAGGCGCAGCGGCAAATTCTCCAAAAGCTCAACCAGCAAGAAACCCAGCGGAAAGGTAGGCAAATCGCGCAGAAAATCAAGGCCGAGATGGACGAGTCTAGGAAAAACAAGTACGGAAACCAAAAAGCCGACGTTTGCGGCATCCGCTTTGATTCCAAGCGCGAAGCAAACCGTTTCCTTGTCCTCAAGGCTATGCTTGATCGCGGCGAGATCACCGACCTCCGGTTGCAGCAGAACATTACGCTTGTTGAGGGCTTCACGCTGCCCGACGGTACGCGCATCCGGCCGATCATCTATAAGGCTGATTTTTATTACAAAGATAGCAACGGTCAGCCGATCTACGAGGACGCAAAGGGCAAGCGAACCCAAGTTTATATCAACAAAGCAAAAGAAATTGCCGATAAAAAAGGCATTATCATTCGGGAGGTGTAAGAAAGTGAATTTCTTTGGTGTTTCCGGCCGCTATCCTTGGAATGCCGCGCCGCCCAGCAGCCCTCCCGTGAGAAGCAGCAACCGCGATACCCCGGAGCAAATCGAACGCTGCCTGCATTGCCCCTATCCCGAATGTGTGAATTGCCTCAACAACGCGCGCTCTCCCAATGAGGGCATGTTCGACAACCCCGGCAGACCGCATCGATTCTCTGATCAGACCTTGACCGCTCTCCTTGACGAGGGGAAGTCCCTGCGTGAGATCAGCGCAATGCTCTCTGTCACCGTTCAAGCCGTTCGGTATCGTAAGCGCAAATTAGAGTGTAAATCTAAAACGAAATAAGAGGTGTTTTATAAGAATGAAAGCAAATAACCAGTTTTCCGCCGCAAGACCGGCCGCTCCCGTCACCAGCTTTACCAGCTACGTAAACCAAAATGCGATTGTTGCCGGGCTGACCAAGCAGGTCGGCGGCAGCGCCGAAAAGGCCGCGCGGCTCATTGCCACCATGAAGCGCATCGTCTCCAAGTCTCCCAAACTGCAAAACTGTGACCCCGCCTCCATCGTTTCCTCAGTCCTTTACGGAGAAATCGGCCTTGACCTGTCCGAGGAATTCGGTGAATACAGCGTCGTTCCCTACGGAACAAAGGCTGCCTTCCAGATCGGTGCAAAGGGATTGCAGCAGCTTTCTATCCGCTCCGGAAAGTATTCTGCCATCGACTGCTTCGATGTACGTCAGGGCGAATACAAGGGCAGAGACCCACGCACCCGCGCCCCGATCTTTGCGTGGATTGAGGACGACGACGTGCGCGACCAGCTCCCCATCGTCGGCTACTACGCGTTTTTCATGCTCAACGACGACTACAACAACTATTTCCAAGCAATTTATTGGACACACGAAAAAATTCTTCGCCACGCAGATAAGTACAGTAAAGCGTTTAACAGAAAGACCTATGACATGATTCTGAATCACGAGCTGTCCGACGAAGAAATTGCAAAGAAGCAGTCCGGCTCTTCGTGGTATGCGCTGCCCAATGAGGAACCGCACATCAAAATGTGCAAGAAAACCATGTACAAACAGCTGCTGTCCGACGGCCGCGCACCGAAATCCATCCGCGAGGCAATCGCCATTGACAGTGCGCCGGAAAAGGACGGAGAAGCGCCGATTCTGGACGCTCCGAACCCCATTTCCGGTGCTCTAATCGATGCTGCACCCGTTGATTTGCTCCCGGATGCCTCTGAGAGCGTGAATTTTGACGCTGGTGAAACGATTGATGTTCCGGTGTCTAATTTCACCCCGGAAACCGAAAAGCCGTCTACGGCGAAAAAAACGGCATCTCCGGCGCAGGAGAGCTTTTTTGATGACTGACCATGCCGATAACCGCCGCCGTGTCCGCGCCGATGCGGCGGCAAAGGAGGGAACAACATGAAATACGGCGGATTATTCCGAACGCCGCTGATTACCGACGATAGTGGGGTACAGCACTGGTCGTGCATTGCTTGGGGTGAGATCACCCGCAATTCCGTCGAGAAGTGCCGAAGCAAAAGCCCCTACTGCGAGTTTGCTCTCCGGCTGAAGAAGGGTATTTTCCTCAACTGTATCATCCGTAAGCGGTCGTCGGTGTACGACATCGCTAAGGGCCTTGAGGCCGGTGATTACATCGTTGCGTTCGGCACCTACACCGAACGTCCCTACATCACCAAGAAAGACACCAAGTACAGCGTGGCCGGAACGGAAAAGGTTTCCCGCAGCTTTGAGATCAGCTTTTTTGTCCCCGGCCAATTGCTCAATACGCTGTTCAACAACCTCTACGGCGTTTTCGACGCGCCGCCAGACCCGATGCTCTCGGCAAAGGACGCAAAGAAAAAGCCACGCAAGCCCAAAAAACGCGACAGCACCTACGACAAGCTACCCGACTTCGGAGCCCCGCCCGATTGGGGCAATCCGGAGCTCGACCCGAGCGATCACGAGCAAGTCGAACCCGCTGACACAAACCCATTCAGCGACGACGAAGATGAAAGGAATTGGTATTAACATGCTTAACAAATGCATTTTTGGCGGTCGCCTCACCAAGGAACCGGAGATGCGCCGCACCCCGTCCGGTATTGCAGTCACTACGTTCACCATTGCCGTCGATGAGGACCGGCGCTCCGACTCCGGCGAAAAGGAAGCCCAGTTTATCGAATGCGTCGCTTGGCGCGCTACGGCGGAGTTTGTCGCCAACTCCATGCATAAAGGCAGCCTCGTCATGGTCGTCGGACGCTTGCAATTCCGCTCATGGACAGACCGCGACGGCAACAAGCGCAAGACCGCAGAGATCAACGTCGAGAATATCTACTTCGGCGAAAGCCGTGCGAATACCGCCGGCGCTTATCCTGCGGCTGCCGCCACAGCAGCCCCGACAAGCACGGCCGGCACCGCCGACTATACCCTGATGACTGACGACCCCTCCGAGCTGCCCTTCTAACCGGGAGGTGATTGTTTGGCTAACGATGTCAAGTGGATCAAGATGATGGTTGGCATGTTTGACGGTATGAGCTTCAAGAAAATAAAACGCGCCAAAATCGGCGGCGAAAGTTTTCGTGACAAGCTGACGGCGGTCTGGTTTGAACTCATGGACTTTGCTGGCAAATGCAACCACAACGGGGCCTTTATCAGCCCCACAGAAATCCCATTTACGGAGCTGTCCGACATTGCAGCCATGATTGACCGCGACACGGAAGAACTTGAGCTTTGCATGGCTTTCTTCGTCCGAGAGGGAATGGTGGCAATAATTGACGACGTTTACTGCCTCTCGAATTGGGCTGAGTACCAAAATGAAGATGGGCTTGAAAAAATCAGGGCGCAAACGCGGGAACGCGTCGCAAGGCACAGAGCTGCTAAAAAATTGTTGTGTAGTGGCGTTACTGTAACGGATTGTAACGCAGATGGTAACGCTACCGGTAACGTTACCGTAACGCATGGTAACGCACTAGAAGAAGATAAAGAAAGAGATATAGAAGGAGAGAAAGAAAAAGAAATATATAAAGAAAAAGAAAAACCAACAACATCAACATCAACCGCACGCGCGACGGCAAAAAGCGCGGCTGTGGACTTGTTTTTGCGCAAGGTAAACCCCAACGCTTCCGGCGAATGCCTGCGAGAACTGCTTGATTTTGAATCTCAGCTCGGAGGCGAAGTGTGTGAGTACGCCATTAACTACGCCATAGACGAGCAAAAAACAAGTTGGAGCTACATACGGGCTATCCTTTCCAGTTTTGTCAAGGACGGCGTTTTGTCGATGGATGACGTTCGCCGCCGTGAGCAGATGCGGCAACAGCGCTCCGGAAAGTCCGGAAGCCGTACTGAGCGCAATTTGGGAAACCCATTTTTGAGGGATGATATATGACAAGAGATGAAACGAAACTAATCCTTGCGGTTCTCAGAAGCGCGTTCCCGAACTTTTATCGCGGTATGGGCGGCGAGGAACTGTCTGCGATCGTTAACCTGTGGACAGAGATGTTCCGGGACGAGCCGATGAATTTGGTTGCTGCTGCGGTAAAGGCCATGATTGCGGCGAGAACCAATACGTTTCCACCAAACATCGGGGAAGTCAAGGAGCAGATAGCGAAAATCAAAAGTCCGCACGCACTCTCGCCAAATGACGCATGGGGCATGGTAGTCGCCGCAACGCGTAACAGCCTATACAATTCGCAGAAGGAATTTGAAAAACTCCCGCCGAATGTACAGCGCGTCGTTGGCTCTCCAATGCAACTGAAAGAATGGGCGATGATGGAATCCGACACGTTCGCCTCAGTCGTCGCGTCCAATTTCCAGCGGGCTTTCCGTGTCAGAGCAGAGCGTGACAGGGAATTCGATAAAATGCCGTCAGATGTCAAACTGTTTATCGAAGAAATGGCGGGAAAGATGTCGCTCGGTGACGGCTCCGAACCGCCGAACCACGCCGCTCAAAAGAAGCTGGCAGATACCACAAAGGAGAACGGAAATGAATGACCTTGAACAAACCGCCATTGAGCGGTTGAAAACAGCCTCTGGCTTTTCGCTGAAGCTGTACAAAGTCCCACTGCTGATTGCATATTCCGGCGGAAAGGACAGCGACGTGCTGCTGCGTCTTGCGGAAAAGAGCGGCATCCCGTTTGAGGTGCTGCACAACCACACAACGGCAGACGCGCCGGAGACCGTTTTTCACATCCGAGATACCTTCCGCCGCCTTGAGGTGAAGGGCATCAGGTGCGATGTAGACAAGCACATCAAGCCGGACGGAACGCGAACCACCATGTGGAATCTCATCCCGCGCAAGCTCATCCCGCCGACGCGGCTCATGCGCTACTGCTGCGCAGAGCTGAAGGAGGGCGGCGGGAAAGGACGATTTATCGCGACCGGCGTCCGCTGGGCGGAGAGCGCCGCAAGAAAAAATAACCGGGGAAGCCTTGAGGTAATTGTTCCCGGGAACCGTCAAAAATCGCTCATCCTCGCAAACGATAACGACGAATCGCGGATGCTGTTTGAGAACTGCCAGCTCAAGGGGGAACGGGTGGTAAACCCGATTATCGATTGGCAAGAGCAGGACGTGTTGGACTACTGCGAGGCAGAAAAAATCCCCATGAATCCGCTCTACGCCTGCGGCTGGAAACGCGTTGGCTGCATCGGCTGCCCGATGGCAGGGAAACATCGCTACACCGAATTCGCGCGATATCCCAAGTATCAGCAGGCATACATAGCGGCGTTCGACCGGATGCTTGCCGAGCGGGAGCGCAGAGGCAAGACCGAAGGGGGTATGCGATGGGGCAAAACCGGCATCGACGTGTTCCACTGGTGGATGGAGGACGGCGTATTGCCGGGACAAATAGCAATGGACGATATGGAGGGACTGTAAATGAACTCGGATTTTACCGAAGAAGTAGTAAACCCTGTACTCATCAAAAATTTGAAGGAGGAAATTAACATGGAAAACAAGTATTACATCATCCGAGGCGACCGGAGCGGCGTGTTTTTTGGTCAGATTGCCGGTCGGAGCGGGCAGGAGGTCGAGTTGCGGAATGTGCGGAAGCTGTGGTATTGGGACGGTGCCTGTGCGGTGGAGCAGCTTGCGGTGGACGGTGTGACGAATCCGAGCAGCTGCGAATTTACCGTGGTTGTGCCGGAAATGGTTGTCACGGACGCAATCCAGATTTTGCCGTGCTCGGATAAGGCGGCGAAGATTCTGGGCGAGGTAAAGGCATGGAAACTCTGAAAACGGCGGCGGATCGATTCGCTGAGGCTGTAGACAGCATCGGTTACGGCGACGGCTCCGGCTGCGGCGACAGCCGCGGCTACGGCCAAAGCGACAGCTGCGGCTACGGCTGCGGCTACGGCTGCGGCTACGGCTGCGGCTACGGCTGCGGC